TTCTGTACAATATCTATAACAGCTTTAACAGCGTTTATTACCGCATTCCTAAACTCCTCATTTGTCTGCCATAAATAAACCAGTGCAGCCACAATCGCTGCTATTACTGCAGCTACAATTAAAGATGTAGCAATCACACTGGCGTTTGTCAGCCCAAGCATTGCTCGGAATCCTTCCAATATGGAGTTCACTTTAGTGAAGACTAGGAATCCTGTAAATATTCCGCTTATAGTTGCCGTAATAACTGCAATATGGTCCCTGACCCATGATGTTAAGTCATTTATAATCCCCTTAACTTTGTCTGCAAATTCGCTAACTCCTGATGTGTCAGGTGTCATGGAACCAAAATCCAGTCCACCACCGCCACCGGCTAAACCTGTTGCAGCACCGCTTCCTGAGCCAGAACTTGAAGGTGATGAAATAACGTTTAATTCATCAAATCCTGCTAACCGCCCGAGCTTCTTTTTTGCAGCATCAGCGCTGTCACCGATACCTTCAACTGCATCTGAAGCACTATCTGCACCACTGACTATTGCACCTGTACCTACCGATACTGCATTTGATATGCCAAAGAACGTCTGTATAAATGCATTTGCTGCGCTGATAATCTGTATCAATTTGGTAATAATCAGGTTCAGATAGCCTAAAATAGGCTGCAGGAGGTTTGTAACTAATGACCCGATAGTTTCACCTAACTGAGCGAAATTGTTTCTTAGCTGGACTATACGGCCCTGAGGAGTTGCTCCTAATGCCATATTCATTCCACCTACGGAATCAGAAACAACTTCTGCAAGAGTTGCTACTCTCTGCTCTTCTGTACCGTATTTCAGTAGTTTTTCCTGAGCCTCATCAAAGTAATAACCATATCTTGATAATGCACCAGTCTGTCCCTGAAGAACTTTACCCAGCATTGTTGCTATCTGTGTAGCCTCTTCAGCGGTTGCGTTGTAACCATACTGCTGAGCTACCATATCATTTAAGACCGGAAGCATTTTCCTAACTGAATTGGCCTGACCTACATATGTTGCCAGTTCCTGAGCACCAGCCTGCTGTGCGTCTGCAGAGACAACACCAAGTTTTTCATATTCCTGAGTCAGATCTCTTATAGCCTGGATCTGACCATCGCTGGCATCGGTTGCATTTCGCATTGTTACGGCTAACCTATCGGATGCAGCTGCAGCACTCATAGATTTATTGACCCAGTTGTTTATTGCCTGAACGAACTTAGTAATCGCTACGACTGAAAGTGCGGTTTTTAATGTTGCCCCGACCTTGGAAAAGGCTGTCTTGACTCTGTTAGTCTGCTGTTCAACCTTTGATGCCATATCAGTTGTTTTCTTTTTAGCTTCATCCAGCTGCTTCTGATAATCATTCAGTTTTGCCGTTAAAACAACCTGTAGTTCAGCTACCGTCATTGCATTGTTCATCCGATTTCACCTCCTTCTTCCTAAATGATTCGTTATATCTTTGCACAAATCCTGCTCTCTTGGCCTTGTATTCCTCCCATGCTGCCTCTTCGACCATCTGCTCAGAGGCTTCTTTTTCCTCTGTGAATAAGCCAGGATAGAGTTCCCAAGGAGGCGTGATAGTCACCTTGGAATCCTTACCGCCAACAGCAAGAGCTATATATTCGCCTATATTTTTGGCAAGATTTGTTGCTATAATTGCATCTTTTTTGAACTCGAGTCTCACTTTGTTTTCGTGAGCCTCAATCATATCTACGACTTCACCAAAAGACAGTTCCCAGAATAAATCAGGAGTATACCCAGCTCTTAAGAAAACCGGATATAACTCCTGCAAGTATTCGGTTACGGTCTCTAGAATGATGCCTTTGCTTCCTTGAGGTTCTGTTCCATTTCCGAGTTCTGATTCTCTGTAAAAAAACCAGATACCGTGTAAATATCCATGAACGGACCCGCAAAGAAGGATAACTGGCTTCCGCCTTCATCACAATATTTGTCGAACAGATCATAAACATCCTGAAGCGTTACTCCATGATGCCATGGCTGCATTGCTGCATGTGTGATGTACAGCATTGTAGCTATGGGAGGAATAGTGTCTTTTGCATTAAGGACACTGAGCATATTTCCACCCAATCTCTGTTCAATTTTTGTAATCTCCTTTGTTTTCAGTTTCAGCTTATATTCATTGCCATTAACAACCCAATAAGCAAAAGGAACCTTCTTAGGTTTTTCAGCAACCTCTGGTTCCTCTTTTTCTAAAACATCATCTTCCATTAAAACCGTATTTGGCATTTCTTTTCTCCTTGTTTACTCCGGATCAGTGATAGTGATTTCGCTTGCCAACGCTAAACTTAAATCAAAGTCAATAACTCCATTGACTCCACCACCACTGCGCTTAACTGATGGATATGCTGAGAAAGAGATTTTAGTACCATCTTTATCAGTTTCCTCAAAGTCGTACAGATTACCTGACGCCTGAGCTGTACGCAATAGACGATAGGAATCAGTTGCTGCAGTGTTCTGGTATTTGAACTTATACACCATGTCACCTGGATCGCCGATACCCATTTCATACTTTTTAACAGTATCAGTTAAAACAGTATTTTCTACTTTTTCAGGATCCATACCGATTTCAGGGATTTCCTTTAATCCAGGGAGATCCTGCATAGCACCGTTACCACCATTCTGTTTAAACTTTAATGTTGCACCATTTGCTAACATGTCTCATATTCCTTTCTAATCTGCATGATATATACCGAAACCATCGATATCAATAATTGCTTCATATCTCATAACTTTATGTCTAAATCCATTAGGATCTTCTATGTCACTGCAGCCGATTCTCTGAAGGCCAAACTCTGAAAGTCTTCTGTCGATCTCCACAGCCAGCATTGATGTGCTTCCTATATTCCAGATATCAATGCGATAACGAACGTATGACCTTTGCTCGCCTTCATCAGTCCATTCATATACACGGTTATCTTCTTCTGTATACTGTATGGCTGGCATGGATGCTGCACTTTTTGGATACACGTCCGTAACATTATCCGTGATATTCTCGATCAACGCATAAACCTGGTCCTTGATATTAATCATTTCTTAAATCCTTTCTTTATTGCCTTCACAAATGTATTGGCTACTGCTTTTACTGCTATTTCCTGAGTATCACGAGCCGCTGGATACAAGTATGGTTGTGCTGGTTGACCTCTGGTATGATGCCAGTTTCCTTCTGCATCCTGATACGACCATCCTTTCTGCTTGTAAGTTATTGCAATGTTAGGTGATACATCGGAATGATCAGATGCTTCGCCAATAGGGCCTGTACCGAACTCAACATATGGGGCATAAGCTTTGTTTGTATAGACTATACCTTTAACTGTTGATTTGCCTTCTACACGAGTCATTGTCTTAATGCTTTGCCTTAATTCCCCGGTAGCAACAGGTGCAAGTAAAACCGCCTGTTTCCTGATTTTTTCTGCTCCAGCTAATACAGCTTGCTCTGCTACTGCAGCAGAGTTTTCCCTGATGGTATCCAGAGCCTTGTATAACTCGTTTAATCCATCTATTGGCATACTATTTCTGCATCCAAGGTGGCTGATACTCACGATCAATCAGTTTTTTCTCTATATCGACAGTTCTGAAATATGTGAAATAGTGAATTGCTATTATCACGTAATCCGGATCTTCATCAGGATCTGACTTAATACAGATGCCATCGCCTTCAGTCAATGGGATGTCCTCCCAGACCGTTAAAGTCCTCATGTACTGGGCTTTTTCACCATAAGTCATTGCCCGAACAGTGCCAACATTAGATGCAATGTCAGTTCTAAACTCCTGAGGGGCACCGTAGTGTGCCATTACAACACCTTCTTCATCTTTAGAAGTATATCTCGGCCTTAAGTAAACTACGCTCAATTGTTTAATTCTGGCTCTTCTCATGGGCTTTACCCCCAACTCTGGCTAATCGGTAAAGGGAGATGACATTCTTTGTGTGTTCCGGAATATCGTTGATCGAAATGGATATACCACCTTCACTTCTAGATGCCTCTCCCTCCATTCCTAACCTGTTATAAGATACAAGAGCAATATTAATCTGCTCTCCAATGAGTCTTGACGGTAGAACTGTTCTGTTGGTTTCGGTAAGGATATAATCTTCTGCCTGATCAAGAAGCACACTTGCGAGCACTCCATCAGTGCATCCGCTTAATCTCATAAATTTATCTAACAGTTCCATCAATACGTCCTCCTCTTATGAAAGTAAAGCTATTAACTGGGCTTTTGTGACCTTTTTCGGTACTTCTAAACCTCTTTTAACAGCCTCTGCCTTCAATTCATCCAGCTTCATCTCTGAAAGGTCTACTCCCTCCTTAACGATGTAAGCAGGATCCTTTTTCAATGTAGCAATAACATCTTTATTGCCACACTCAGTTGTTATACCTGTCTTGGTATTTGTAATAAATGCCATTTCAGCACCTATTAGGCATGATTAGCAGTTAAGCATGCTAATGCATTGCCTTCGACAACCTTTGCACCATAGACATTTAAGCCCTTTAATGCATCAGCAAATCTCAGTTCTGGAGTGTAGGCCTTTAATTCAACGATCTGTTCTGCGAATGAGCAACCAAAGTTAGTGCCGGCGATAACCTTGTACTTGGTATCAGTTGTATTCGGAACATTGTTTGACATGTGGATTTCAAAGCCAGCTGCATAGCCTACTAAACCATTCTGTAACATTGCAACACCCTTGTCAGTGCCGTTTGCTACGAATCTGTTGTCTAACAGCAGTAAGCCGTGGAACCATGCTGGTACGACAACCCAACGACCTGCAGTTGGAACGCTCTGCTCATCCAATTTAACCTTCAGAGCAACTAACTGTTCGTATGCATTCTGAGCAGTAACAGTGATTGGTGAAGCATCTGAGCCAACAGTACCCAGAGCACCAGCTGCCATTAAACCGGCAATGTACTGATCTGAAGTATCAGCCAGAGCGTAAGCTGCTCTCTGTGTTGCTGCATTCATCAGTTCAGGTCTGATCTGTGCCTTGTCGATATCATCGATCTGGAAGTTGAAGTACTTAGCCTGGTCGATGACTAAAGTCTGATCAGTGTTGCTTAATGCTTCTGGAGCATCAATATCAGTATTTCTGGTGTAATCCTTGATGGTTACAGCGCCGATCTGATTGATATGAACGGTATCACCATACTGCTTGATTTCGCCTTCATAATCACGGTTAACTAATGCACCGTAAACATGAGCCTTGTCTAAGTGTTCCAGTAAACGGGCACTCCATACCTTAGGAATAAAATTCGTAAATGCCATAAGTTTTCTTTTCCTCTCTCTTTCTACTTAATCTTCTTCAGGGATTCCTGAATGGCCTCCCAATTAGCATTGATTTCAGCAGCAGACATATTATTAATCTGTTCCTTGGTGTACGTCTTCGCACCAGGAGCCTTTGTTATAGGTCTGTCGCCTTTCAATTTGTTGTCAACATCTTCCTGTACAGCCTGGCTGAAAGCCTTCTCTACAGCATCTATTGAAGCCTTACAGGAGTCAGCATCTGTGAGGTTAAGAAGATCCACCAAACTCTTTGGTAAATTCTTCTGCTCAAGCATTTCCAATGCCTGGTTCTTTAAC